CGTGGCCGTCGTTGTTCAGGAAGAGATTGTTTCAACCGATGAATTGGAGGACTTGTAATGTCTACTGAGCAAAAAGACGATACGTTCGATATGGATAACCTCGACGCGCTAGATGCCGTCGAAGGCGTGGTTGTTGAGGGTGGGTTCGACCCCGACAAAGATGAGGATGAGGGTTGCGCTGGCGGTGCTTGCAAAATCTAAATCTCAAACTAACCGCTCGGTTAAGACTGAGCGGTTTAATACAAACATTCAATATAAGGAAAATATCATGATTATCGGTTTAGTTGGTAAAGCAGGCGTGGGTAAAGACACCGCTGCTCAAATTTTAAGCAAACTCAAAAACATGCCTATTGCATCTTTTGCCCGACCTCTCCATGAGGCCGCCAAATTTGTGTTCGGCAATGATTGCTTAGACCGTGATAAGAAGGAAACACCTCTTCCGTTTGGACGTGAAGGTTTTGGTAAATTGCACGACGGCTGGTTGATTCCATTCTTGGAAACTGAAGAAGTTCAGTCCCTTATCAAAGAAAATGACCAGATTTTTTACAACCAAATTTGGCCAGTTTTCAACGACCCCACTACTGGCAATTTCTACGAACAGTTGTCGCCGCGCAAATTTATGCAATTACTCGGCACGGAATACTTCCGATTCTGTAAGGATGACTTTTTCATTTGCCTTATGCAGAACGCATATAAAGACGTAATCATCCCTGACGTTCGTTTTGAGAATGAGGCTGCTATCTGCGACCTGCTGATTGGTATTCACCGCGACGTTCCATCTGTGAATCCGCATCCGAGCGAAGAATTCGCTAACCTGCTCATCGAAGGAGAAGATGACGGTGAGAAAGGTATAATTACAGTGGGTGGTCATTGGGTTGATTACTTGATTGTTCACAATAATCAGGATATTCCCAGCATGGAACAAAAACTGTTAAAACAATTCAACTTGGGATATATTTAATACTCTGACAAATGAAGCACTTAGCTGTATTTTACGGTTAAGTGCTTTTTAATTGCTTGACAATACTTAAAGCGGTAGGTATGATTCACTCATCAATTAACAACAAACAAAGGAAACAGCGATGGCTTATAACAACGAAGCAAAACGGTTGTTCGAGCAACACAACCTCAAACTTCCGAAACTCATTAAACACTATCGGCGCAATCTTGACGACGACACACTCGTTCGTATGCTCGATGATATGCCTAAAAGTGACGACAAAGAACAGTTGATTCGAGTCTTGGATTGTGACGATTGTGCCTCAATCAAGGAAGACAAACATGGTAACTCTCGCTACATAATTCCAATGAAATATTTCATGAAAGGTGGTGCAACCAACGAAAAATTTGTGCGCAGTCTGACCAAAGGCGTATTTAAGAAATACAATGGTTGGAGCGATGAGTATCTCGTAGCAACAGCATCATCCCGTTACGAACTCTTGGCAAAAGTAATTATGGTATTGGGACGTGATTAAAATGGATGAATATCAAATTATAGACCTTGTAAACAATGCTGTGTTTCTGACATAAGACATTCGCGACAAAGTAAACGAACTGTCGAGCAGATACAACTTCGTTGACTCCGCTGAAGTTGGTGTCAATGTTGAAACAGATAATGATGAAATTATCAAATTAATGGTCAACGAGTATTACCGACCTGATTACGTCGTCGGCTTCGTTGAAATCGACGACAAATTCTCAAAACTCATCATCCGAAAGGTAAACTAAAATGAAAGTAAATGCACTCTTTATCATCAAAAATATTGCGGTATTTCTGCTGCTCTTCTATGTTGACGCGCAGTTGCTCAACAAATTGTTCGCCGCTAAAGGTGTGAGCGATATTATCGTGTATCTCGTATCGCTCTTCTTTATGCTGGCGTGCCTCATCGTACACTCACATCTCTTGTACACAAAAGTAGCCCCTAAAGAAAAGGAAACTAAAAATGATTGAATGCCAAGTAATTGCCGACAGCATTGCGGATGGTCGTCATCGAATCACTTCCGTGCAGGTGAAATATCCGCGCTTCATCCTGCCCCAACTGAATACCCATCGCGTCTTCAGCCGCAGCACCGCATCGAGCCGCGCCGTTCCAACAACCAAGCTGATTGAGATGGTTCGCAACGAACCTGTTGTTCCCGTGCATTGGGGTCAAAACCAAGCAGGTATGGTGGCTGAGAACAAGTTGAATATGGGTCGTGCCGCCGCTGCCGAGGCTGTCTGGAAGGAAGCGGCATATGCTGCTGCTAACACCGCACAGCTACTCGCTGACATCGGCGTACATAAGCAAGTCGTTAACCGCATCCTCGAACCATTTATGTGGGCGGAAACCATCATCACTGCAACCGAGTGGGATAACTTCTTCAAACTGCGTATTGCCGACGACGCACAACCTGAAATTCAAGCACTGGCAAAAGCGATTAAGAAGGCAATGGACGAATCCGTTCCCGTTGAACGAATTTTTCATCTCCCCTATCTGCGCGAAGAGGAAAACGATTGCTTACGATGGACGTATGCTCAACGGGCGAAAATTTCAGCGGCACGCTGTGCCCGTGTTTCCTACCTGAATCACAACAAGCAAACGCCTTCCGTTGACGAAGACTTTAAACTCGCCGACCGCCTGATTGAAGCAGGCCACATGTCGCCGTTCGACCATCAGGCCATGTTCAACAACGGCGAAAAATATCGCAATGAAAACCGCAACTTTACAAACTGGAAGCCATTCCGCGCTATTCTGGAAGACAAAGAGGTGTATGATGACTAAAAGCCTGAAATTACTAGCCTGTCTGCTGTACGTCACGTTTGCGACTACGGCCTGCCATCCGAATGTCCAGACACATGATTCACCTCTCTCTCCCAAAGTTGATGATAAAGTCACAATTATTGCTGTCGGCGACCTCCCTGATGCGCCGCACGAGTTGGTAGAATACGAAGTGGTGTACGATACAAATCGTGTTGTGCGTTGCCTCGGTTTGAAATCAAGGACGGTTAATCAGAACTTTGAACGAAACTCTCTGACTTGTGATTGGGAACGGAGTACCTATGAAGGAAAGCACTAAAGACCGCGGCTGCGCCCGTCGACAATTCAACGATGAACTGTTCGGGGTCATCAACGACACCAGCAAACGCCAAATGGAATTGGAAGAGTATTTATTACTCACATTCCTTGAAGGCGGCGTTGTTGACCTTGCATGTCTCAGCTTCGGCGAACGCGTGAAACTCGACAACCTCGGCGAAGAAGGCGTTATCTTTGCACCAGTAACAGGTCAATTCCGTATGCAGCGTACCTACTTTAAAGAGTTGTGTGCTCGCTACGTTAAGACTAAAATCGGCATGGCTTTAGTCGACAGATTTTTAAAACAACCCCTAACGGGTTTATATGGAGAAGACAATGAACGTTAAGATTAAGAAGATTCACCCAGACGCGAAAGTGCCTGTATACGGTAGCAAAGGCGCGGCATGTTTCGACCTGTATGCAGCACGCATTATCGACACTGCTGACGATATTGAACGCACTGTTACATACGGCACAGGTTTACAATTCGAAGTGCCTGAAGGCCATGTAATGATGATTTACAGCCGCAGTGGTCACGGTTTCAAAAACGGCATTACCTTAGTAAATGGTACGGGTGTAATCGATGCTGATTATCGCGGCGAAGTATGTGTCAAGCTGCGCAAACTAAACGTTAGCATCCACGGTATGCCAGACGTCGGCGAACGCATTGCTCAGGCGATGATTATCCCTGTTGAACAGGTCGCCTTCGAAGAAGTCGACGAACTGTCAAACACCGAACGCGGCGAAGGTGGCTTCGGTAGCACGGGGGTTAAATAATGACTTGCACTCAAGCGAAAACCCTGACCTACGGCCAGTATCACGCCATTGTCGACGACAGTGCTGTAACACTGCGTATCGGCTCAAACCCGAAAGACAGTCAGACTGTATTGGTTGTACCGAACACGCATATTGACCAAGTGCGCCTGTTGCTCACCGACGCGGTCAAACTCAAGAATCATCTGATTGGTATCGACAAAATCCGCAAATGCGCCAACGTATCCGATAAGGTTAAAGACCTGACCGACGACGCGCTGATAGTGCTGATTACAGAAGCCCTCGTAGACCTGAATGCAGCTGCCGAGAAACACGGTATTCCTAAAGAAGACCTGTCGTGCGTGTTGCAGGTATACGCATCGCAAAACCAAGCCTAGCGGCCATCCGACCCATAGTGTAAACTATGGGTTGTTTTTTTTTATCACAACTGGAGTAAGGCATGTCTTGTGAAATCGGATATGTAAAAGTTGACCTGCTTAAGGCACTCGGCATGAGTGATAGTCAGGCAAT